CTCCAGGACGACATCAACCGGACCCGCAGCCACACCGCCGAGGGCATCGCGCTCCGGGATCGCCTGATCCTCACCGCGCCGCACAACCACCAGATGCGAATCCGTGCCCTCGGCGACATGCCAGGCGTGCTGGTGACGACGCGCGAAGGGACGCAGATCTCCCCGATGCAACTCGGCGAACCGTCGCGGGCGGTGGGCGAGTTCTACAACGCGTCGATGGCGGCCGCGCAGGACGTCGGCTACATGAACGACGCGTCGACGGGCAAGCTCCCGAGCGCCGGGCTCGCGGCGAAGGCGGTCTACGCCCTCCAGTACGCCGACGAGCGCTCGATCGCCGAAGTCTCGACCATGCAGGACATCGCGCTCCGTCACCTCGCTGAGGCGCTCGACGCCATCACCTCAGTCGAGTACAAGGAGCTCCGGAAGGTGCGCGTCGTCGGGCACGATCGCCTCTACCAGGTCGAGGCCGAGATCACGGCCGATCACATGAACGTCGAGGTGGACTACGCCTTCGTGCCCGGCTCGATGCTCTCGCGCCAGAAGGAGGCGATCAAGAATGAGCTGATGACGCTGATGGGTGCGGGGCTGATCGACCAGGTCACGGTCAAGAAGCTGCTGCCGACCGCGGTGCCGGACGCCTTCCGCAACAGCTACTCGCTCCAGTACGCCCGGGCGCGACGCCAGCTGATGGCGATCGAGCAGGGTCGCGAGGTCGACCCGCCGCAGCCGTGGGAAGATCCCGCCGTGCACCTCGGCGTCCTTGAGGAGGCGCTCCTCGCCCAGCGCTTTGAGCGCCTCCCCGATCCAGTCAAGCAGGCGATCACCGGACGCTGGCAGGCCTTCAAGCAGATCCTCGTGCAGGCGCAGATGGCACAGATGCAACCGCCGCAGCCTGGGGGTGGGGGAATGCCACCGCAACCGGGACAACCGATCGGGGCGAACGGTCAGCCCGGCGTGCCGGCCGCAGGCGCGGAAGCCATGGCGCAGATGGCCGAGAGCATGATGGCCCCGCCGGGCGAGCCCCCGATGCCGGACGCACCCCCGCCGGTGTAGGTCACCCCCCTCGCGGGGAATTTTTCGGCCCGTAGCGTGGAGGCATGTCTGACGCCACCGCGACCGAGACGCTCGAGACCGCCCCTGCGATCGAGCCACCCGAAGCCGGCACGCCTGCGACCCCGGCAGCCACCGAGCCGCCTGCCCGTCCACGTTGGGGCGACATCGCCTCGACGCTGACCGCGGACGATGACGAGGACGACGAGTCCACGCCACCTGCGACCCAGCCTGAGGATTCGGCCAAGCCTGACGCGCCGCCGACTCCCTCTCCCACGGAACAGCCGACCGCACCGGCAGACGATGCGCCCGCGAAGCCCCGATTCGAGGTCCTCGGCGCCGATGGCAAGCCGGTGCCGATGGCCCTCCCCGAAGGCGCGAAGATCGTTTTCAAGGGCGACGGCAAGCAGGTCGAGGTCACCACCCTCGACAAGCTCGTGGAGTTCGCGCAGCAGGGCGTCCACGCGCAGCGCGTCCGGAGTGAGTTCGGGGTCCTGAAGGGGCGCCTCGAGTCGGATCTCCAGCACGAGCGCGGCCGCGTCAGCACCGCAGAACAGCGGGCGGACCGGGCCGAGGAGATCCTCTACGAGATCCTGAGCGACCCGGACAAGTACGACCAGGTGGCGCGCGAGCTCGCGCCACAGCTCTCACCCGAAGCTCGTGAGAACGCGAAGCTCAAGGCCGACCTCGCCCGTCGAGAGGCCGACGAGGCGCGTGAGCGGACGGCCGTGGAGCAATCGCAGCACGAGCAGTTCTGGGGCGCGGCCCGCGAGGTCGTCGCGGAGCGCCTGGGGGAGTTCGAGTTCCTGACCGCGGACGACACCGAGGAAGCGCTTCAGACCTTCCACGGCCTCTTCGTCGCCACCCGGGACAGTCTCCTCGAGCAGTACAAGCCCATGCAGTCCAAGGTCGGATTGAGCGACGCGGACTTCGCCGCCACCATCGAGCGCGAAGCCCTGCAAGTCCTCACCACCGACAACCTCGTGAAGGTCCTCGAGAAGCTCAACGCGCGCTACGAGACGCGGGTTCGCCCGCACGTGGAGCGGGTGAAGGCGACCTCGGCCGCCGCGGATGCCGCGGCCCACAACGCCAAGACCACTGAGCGGCTCCAGCGGCGCGACGAATCGGTCACGCTGCGCCGGACGCCTGCTCCGCCCGCCACGGGGACACCGGCCACCGACGAATCGGGCCGGCCGCGGAACTTCCGCGAACACATGGCGGCGATTCGACAGACCCTCCGTAGCGGCATCGGGGACGACGAGTAACCGGCCGCAGGAAAGCTGAATCATGCCAATCGCGCTCGACCAGGTCGCGGGCACCAACCTCGCCGATGTCCAGGAGACCTTCAAGCGGGCCTACCTGATGGCGGTGGATGCGGTGCCGGATGCGACCGCTCTGACCCAGGCGCTGGGTCGCACCAAGAAGTTCAAGGCTGGCCCCGACGGGCTCTACTTCAACGTGAAGCTCCAGACCGGCGGGACGGTCGCCAACGTCCCTGAGGGACGGCTACTGCCGAGCCCCAGCGCGCCGAAGCGCAAGCAGGGCAAGGTGGGCCTCGCGCACACCTACACCACCGTCTCGGTGGGCGGGCAGTCGATCCCGCTGACGAAGGACACCTCGAAGGCGTTCGTCTCGAACCTCGAGGACCAGCTCGAGGACGGGATGACGCGCGTCGCCCTCGACATCGAGCGCCAGTACAACGGCGACGGGCGCGGCATCCTCGCGCTCGTGAAGACGGTCGTGGGTGCGCCAACGTACGCGCTCGAGCGGCCCTACGGTCTCGGCGTGAGCGCTGGCCCCGGCACGATGCTGATCGTCGAGGGGATGGAGGTCGCCTTCATCAACCCGGCGAACGGCACCGAGCGTGGACGAGCAAAGGTCAACGCGGTCGACTACGACGCGGAGACGTTCGAGCTCTCGGCCTCCCCGGCCGGTGGTGCGATCGGCGACTACGTCGTGCTCTGCAACGCGGTCGATGCCACCGGGAGCGACAAGGCGACGAACTACCTCGCCGAGGCCTCCGGCCTCCTCGCCGCGATCAACTCGGGCGACACGTTCGAGAACATCAACGGGGGGGACTACTCCCGGTGGAACGCGCGCCGACTGCTCAACTCGGGTACGCCACGCGCCATCACCGAGAAGCTGCTCGCGCAGGGTGACGCGACGGCCAAGGCGAAGGCCGGCAAGAAGCCGGACCTGCTCTACACGACGCGGGGCATCGCGATCGAGTACCAGGCGGCCCTCGCCAACCGGCATCGCTACCTCGGCGAGACGAGCGGCCTCCAGGACTCTGGCCTCGATGCAATCAGCATCAACGGCCGGAAGCTGATCGAGGGCGATTGGTGTCCGAAGGGCTTCCTCTTCGGGGTCAACACCGACAAGGACGCCGTCGGCATGGTGGACCTCGTGAAGATGGGCTACGTCGATCTTGACGGCGCCAAGCTCCACCGGGTCGAGAACCGGCACGTCTACGTCGCCTATCTCTGGTTCCCTCACCAGGCGATCTGGTTCAGCCGCAACGCGCACTATGCGATCGGCGACCTGGTCGACGACGTCACCATCCTCCGGTAACCGGTGCGTGGGGTGGTGCCTTCGGGCGCCACCCCACCATCGGGGGCGCTCTCCTGATGCTCGTTGGGCCGATCCGCTTCATGCCCGCCTCGGAAATGCACGCCGATCCCTCCGCGCTGGAGGAGTATCTGCGGGCTTTTCCGCGTCGGTTCCTGCGGTGGAACGTCGGCCGGCAGCTGTGGGAGGTGTGGCAGCGCAACGAGGCCACCGGCGCCGAGGAGTTCTACGAATACGTCTTCTGGTACAGCCCGGTCTTCGACGATGACGGCACGCCGGTCTCGGAGGAGGAGATGGCCGAATTGATCCGCACCGGTTCACCCCGGGTCCGCAAGCTGTTCCGCGACTTCGATCATCGGTTCGTGCGGCAACGCATCCGCGAAGCCTTCGAGTTCAAAGAGCTCGGCGTCGCCCGGTACCACGATCGCCAGGCGGCCATCCTCCGGCAGGCGCGTCTCCGGAAGCGGCGCTTCGTCGCGGGCGAAATGGCGCAGGGATTCCGCGAGATCGCTCGATACCTCCCTGCCCTTACCTCCGGCCACTGGGACGAGCGGAAGCCGCTGGTCCAAGGTGCCGCCTTCACCCAGTAGGAGTAGCTATGCCGTTCATCGCTCGTGTCGTTGAAGAGCACACCGGCCCCGGCAACGGGGTCATTCGCACGCCGTACCGTGGGCATGTCCCGGAGGACGAATTGCGGCCCACCGACCAGCTCGTCGAGCCGACGGCAGACGAGCTCGAGCGGCTGCGTGCGCAGTGGCCGGAAGAGTACGACACGCCGGGTGTTAGCGACGAGACGTTCGTCTTCCCCGAGGCCAACGCGGCGGACGCCATCGCGGCGATCGAGGCCATGGGTGAGACCCCCGAGCATCTCGAGCAGCTCGCCGAATGGTTCGAGTACGAGCTGGCCCACGGCAAGCGCAAGACCGTGCTCGCCGCGTTCGCCGAGAAGGGCCTGACCGAGGAATGACCGGTGAACAGCTCCTCCGGTACCTCGAGCGCCGCCTCGGGGTGGACACGACGCCAGACGACGATCTGGGGCCGGAGGAGCTGTACGACTACCTGACCGAAGCGCGCGACGAGGTGCGCCGACGTCTCTCGATGGCCGCCCCGCGGTTGCAGCTCGTGTCAGTGACGCTGGAGGCCGGTAGCGGCACGCGTGAGTATGTGGTGCCAAGCGACGTGCGAGACCCGATCGCGGTCGAGGCCGTGCGCGTCCTGCCCTCAAAGCGGCGACTTCGGCCGAGCGCGTCGCTCGATCAGGATGGCGGTGACTACCAGTGGCGAGATCCGCGGACGCTGCTGATCGGAGAGCACGTCGACATCGGCCAGGGCGTTGAACTGGAAGTGACGCTCGATCTCGGCGCGATCAACTCACAGACGGCGGAATTGGCGATCGGCGTGCCAACCTGGGCACATCGCGCGGTGGGGAAGCTGGCCGCGCTCCTCGCGCAATCGAAGGACGATCGGAGCGATGGGCGGATTGCGTTGCAGCTCTACGAGCGCGAGATGGCCCAGCTCGAGGACCGCTTCGCGACGTTCGACGGGCAGGGCGGCGGAGAGCTGCGCGAGGCGATGCTCGCGAGCTATGGCGAGCATCACGGCGACGAACTCTACTGAGGATCATTATGCGGCAACGACGCGCGCTCTCATTCACGGTACCGGCGGGATCCGGGTCCTACGCGCCGGAGGTCCTCTACCTCCGCCAGGACAACGACCGCGGGACCTTCGATTTCCTGCAACGAATCGCCGTCTTCGTGGCGAGCCTCCCGGCCTCGTGCGCGATCGAGGTCGACCTGCTGAAGGCGGATGCCCCCAACGCTGCCACGCCCGCGAACGGCGACTGGCTCACCCCTCCGGTGCTGTCCCTGACGGCGGCCGGACTCAACGCCACGCTCACTCCGGCCGGCTGGTACGGCGCACGGGTGCGCGCGAAGAGCGGCGGCACGGGCGGCGCAGCCGTGGTGCACGTCGCCTGGACTGACGAGGCCTGACGATGCCGATCAAGACCAGCTTCGAAGCTGATGCCCAGCTCAACACGATGCGAGGGCTGGACTACCTCGACTATACCCCGTACGCCGCGCTGCTGACGGGGGTCACCGACCTGCTGGCCGGCACCGTCACCGAGACGACCTACACAAGCTACGCGCGGCAGGCAGTGACCTTCGCGGCGCCGTCGACAGTGAGCGGGAAGCGCCAAGTCGCCAACTCCTCGCTGGTGGCCTTCCCTGTGTCGACCGGCGGGACGCCCACGATCACGCACGTCGGGATCTACGATGCCTCATCGGGTGGCAACCTGCGGAAGGTCATCGCGCTCGCCTCTTCCCGGGTCCTCAACCTGACCGATCCCCCCACGTTTGCCACCGGTGAACTCACCGTCTCGGAAGAGTGATGGACGCCCTCGCTCCCCTCCGTGACCTGCTGCTCGACGCGCAGCTCCCCCTCGCGGCGGCGCTGGCCTCGTGGCTCTTCGCGCAGCTGCAACGCGTCGCCCTCGTCCGCCAGCTTGGCGACTGGGCCAAGCGGATCGCCCTGGCGCTGTCGGCCGGCCTGATCCTCCTCGCTGTCCGGTGGATCGGCGGCGAACCGCACCCCGACCTCCTGACCGGCCTCGGCCTGCTGACGCTCGGGGGCAGTGCTGCCGCTGCACCTGCCGCCCTCGCCTTCCGGCTGGGGCGGAGCACTCCACCCATCACCACACCAAAGGGACCAACCATGGGCCTTCGATCCTCATTCCCCCTGCTCGCGGCCATCACACTCATCGCGTGTGCGGCTGCTCGTCCACCGGTCGATCGGCCGATGCCGATACCCAGTCCGAATGCGATCGTCGTCACGGCTTCCGTGACGGACTCCGCCGTCCGTAGCCAGGGCGGCTGCAAGCTGGTCCCCGGGGCGGTGAACTGTCGTTGGGAGGTCTTCGCGAACGGCACAGCGATCCCGGTGCCCGATGGCCTCACCTTCGTGGTGTCGGCCCCGCAGCCGCAGGTGGGTGACTCGCTCGTCTACACCGCCCGCCTCCGCTATCTGAGTCCGACCGGCATTCCCTCCGCATCATGGAGTGCGGCGAAGGGATGGAAGTACGTGCGGAACGATCAGGCTCCCCCTGTCGCGGTGGTCGACTCGATCACGACGATCACGGTCACAGTCGTTCCCACGGACCCGTGACCATGCGCGCCGATCGTCTCGCCGCGTCGCTGCTGCTCCTCCTCGGGGCCGGCGCGGTCACGGCGTTGGATGCCCAGGCGCCGACGGTGCGCTATGCGGTCGTGCTCGAGGCCGAGCGCGACACCGCGCAGCTGCTACTGGCGGCGAAGCGTTGGGGCATGGCGGTGGCGTTCCGAGACGGGCCCGTTCTGGCCTTCACGGGCCGCCCAGGACTCCTCGACTCGCTGCGCGCGCTGCGGCCCGCCCCAGTGTATGCGGAGTACGATGCGACGACCTCGCTCCCCATTCCTGACTCCACGGGGCTCGCTGGCCTGAGTGATCTGTCGGCGCCGATGGCGCTGCCGTGGAACCTCGCGATGATCGGCGCCGACAGCGCGTGGGATCGCGGCGTCACCGGCGCGGGCGTCAAGGTCGGCATCATGGACAGCGGCATCATGCCGAACCACCCTCACCTGAACGTGGTCGCGGGCCGGAACTTCCCGGCGAGCAACGGTGGCCCCGAGGCGTGGGGCGACACGTTCGCGCCATGCAAGGGGCATGGGACGCACGTTGCGGGGTCGGTCGGATCGTCCGTCAATGGCGTGGCACCGGGCGTCGAGTTGGTGGCGCTCCGGGTGTTCGAGGACATCAACGGCGACTGCCTCGCATGGGGTGGCACGCAGGCCGCTGCGCTCAACTGGGCACGCGAGCAGGGCATCCTCGTCGTCAACGCCTCGATTGGTGGCGGGGCGACGGGGGCCATGATGCTCACCGTCCAAGCGTACCAAGCCGCCGCGGGCGTGCTGGTGGCGTCCAGTGGCAATGCAGGCGGGGCGACGGCGCTCTACCCGGCGCGCTACGCGCGTGTGATCAGCGTGGGCGCGGTGACGAGCGGCGGCGGGCGCGCGAGCTACAGCAACCGCGACCCCGACCTCGACCTCGTGGCCCCCGGCTCTGGCATCGTGTCCTCGTTGCCGAGTGGCGGCACGGGGAGCAAGAGCGGCACCTCGATGGCATCCCCCCATGTCGCCGGGGTTGTGGCATTGCTTCGGCAGTTGCGGCCCGCGCTCACCCTCGACAGCATCACGGCGCTGTTGCACGCGAGTGCGGTGGATGGTGGCGTGGCTGGCCCCGATCCCGACTATGGGCGCGGCCTCGTGGACGTGCCGCGGCTGCTCGCGCTCGTCATTCCGCCAGCGCCCCTCGTGCTGGCGAACCTCACCAGCCCGGCAGGGGCGACACAGTGCGTCGGGGTAATCGGAGCGTCAGCCTCTTGGGCCGCGACGACCGACGCCACTGGTCTCACTCTGTGGCAGACGCCCGATGACCACCTCTGCTGGCGCGGCGATGTGCCCGGCCAGTTCACCGTGCGACTGCGGAGCCTCTGACCTGATGAATCGCAGCCCATTGCGCGCGCAGTCTCCCTCGCCTCGTCGCCCTCGCGGCGGGGCGATTTCGCACGAGGGTGGGTGATGGCGATCGCAATTGGCGCGATCGGCGCGGTCTCGTCGGGGAGTGGCACCGCGGCGACAACCTCGGCTCCGGCTGGGGGCTCGACCGGGGACCTGCTCCGGCTGACTGTGCTGAGTTCTTCCAGCACGCCTCCAACCACCCCGGACGGCTGGACGCTGGAGGGTGCCCGCATCTTCTGGTTCGGCAGCTTCACAATCTCGACCTACTACCGCGACAAGGGCAACGCGACGGGTAGCGACACGCCGACCGTAAGCGTTCCGAGCGGGGCGTGGCGCACACAGATTGTCCGCGCAACCGGATGGGATGGTGCGGCGCCAGACGATGTCGTCGCCCCTGGGGGCGACATCTCGGCGGACCCATTCAACATCACGGACGGGACCTGCACGGTCGACGGGTCGATGGCCTTCACGTCGTTCGCCAGCAGTGTCTCCACCGCGCGATCCGTCACCGCGGCTCCAGCAGGGTATGAGCTCTTCAGCGCGGGCGCGCAGAATTACTGCTTCCATGGCGGCTATCTCGCCGTGGATTCTGGCAGTGTCGGTGGAGGAGACTGGGACTGCGATGGCGGCATCCGCTTCGGCTATGTCCTGGGCATCTACAACCCCTCGGTCGGCGGTGGTGGCACCGTCCTCGAGGCCGACGGTGTTGGCGTAGGTGCTGGCACCGCGCACCTCACGCTGCCGACGCGGATGTCGGCGACTGGTCCCGGTGTCGGAGCGGGTGGCGCAGCGCTCACACTGCCGACGCGTCTCGCTGCGGCCGGCGGGGGTGTCGGTGCAGGTGCCGCCGCCCTCCGGTTTCTCCAGGCGTTCGGTGCGGCGGGCGTAGGCATCGGTGCCGGGTCGGCGAACCTCACTGTTGGCGGTGGGTGGAGTGCTGTTGGCGCTGGCGTGGGGTCGGGCGCTGCCACGCTTCGATTCGTGCAGCGGCTCGTGGCACCGGGTCCTGGCATCGGTGCCGGCACGGCGCATCTGCGATTCATCCTCCAGCTCGTGGCGAGCGGCGCGGGTGTCGGCACCGGTACCGCCGCTCTGGTCGGGTCCTTCGAGCCCATCCCCATCCTGTATCCCACGATGCTGCGGTCGCGCGCGACTGCGACACAGCTGACCACGCGGGCGACCGCGACGCGATTGGAGTCCCGCCGATGACGCACGAGTTCCGGGTCGGGGACCGACTCCCCTCCCTCGAAATGCAGTGCTGCTACCATGACGGTCGCGCCTACGATCTCGCAGGCCACAACGTCACGGTCAAGCTGTTGAACCCGGACGGCACGACCAAAGTGTCGAACAGCAGCCCGACCATCGTCGATGCCGCGACGGGGTGGGTGCGCCACGACTGGGGTGCCACCGACCTCGATACCGCGGGCGACTACCGGGTGCAGATCGAGGCAACGCGCACCGCGGACGGTCGACGGATCTCGTTCCCGAACACCGATGACCCCGTCCTGGTCAAGGTGCGTGGCTGATGGCGCGCCCAACGGTGCGCGATGTGCGCTTCGACTTCCGCGGCGGCCTGAATACGACGTTCGCCGAGGACACGCTCGACGCGCGCGAGCTGCGCGAGGCCCTCAACGTCCGCCTCACCACCTACGGCGCGCTCAAGACGCGGCCCGGCTCGCGACGCATCCACGACTCGGCGCTGGCGAGCGGTGCACCTGTGCTGGGGCTCACCCAATGGGACAGCCCGGGTGGCAAGCAAGTCGTGGCGGTTGCCGGCGGGAAGCTGCACCACAAGCTCGAAGGTGCGACGGAGTTCACGACGGTAGACAGCCCGGCGCTCTCGGCGGTCCGTCCGACGGTGATGCTGCCCTATCGCACGGGCGCATCGATCGTGCTCTATGTCGCCTCCGATGGGCTCTTCACGTGGGACGGCACCACGCTGGCCCCCGTCGCTGGAGCTCCGGCTGGCGTGCAGTTTATCGAGCTCTACAAGCAGCGGGGCTTCGCACACGGTGGTGGGAAGACGCTCTACTTCTCCAAGGTCCAGAACCTCGGCGTCTGGGAGATCCCGGACGGCGGCTTCGAGGACGTCGAGACGTTCGACACCGAACCGCTGATCGCGATGGCTGGGGTGGGCTCCTCGCTCCTTCTGGCCAAGAGCGATACGATCGCCCGCTTCACCGGCGTCGACAAGACGCAGATTCGGATCGACACGGACACCGAGGGGGTAAGCCCGAACCTCGGGCTCGTCGGACCGGGTGCGCTCACGCAGCTCGACGACCTCCTGCTGGTGGTAACCGATCGTGGCCCCTACCTCGCGAACGAAGCGTCGCTTCAGGAGATCGGCCAGAAGGTCGAGGCAACCTTCGACGCCATCCCCGGGAGCGAGCGCAGCGGTATCCTCGCCGCGTTCCATCGCACGGCGCGCGAGGCATGGGTGGTCACGCCTTCGGGCCCGCTGGTCTGGGCCACACGCCCGCAGGCATGGAGCGGACCGTGGTCGGTACCGTTCACCATTCGCTCGCTCGCCACCTACGAGCGCCCGGATGGCACGGACACCCTCCTGGCCGGCGGCGCGGATGGTCGCGTGCGTGAGCTGGACGTGGGCACCGCGGACGACGTCCTGCGCAATGGGACGGGCGGCGTGTCAATCCCGACGGCGATCACTTTCCCGCCGTTGCTCTTCGGTGCGCCCGATGAGGTGAAGACGGTCCGCGCACTCAGTGTGCAAGCAGAGGTACCCGTCGGCGCCGCCCTGACGGTGCAGTGGCGGAGTGAGCTCGGTGAGGGGGAAGAGACGCTTCCTGGCAATGGGCCTGGCATCCGCGACTACGCCTGGCGCTTCGGCGCGCGGGGACGACGGATCACGATCCGGGTGCGTGAGCAGAACGGTGTGCCGATCCTCGTCACCGGCCTCCTCGCGACGGCCTATCTGCGGCGATGAGTGACCCGACCCGCCGCGGCTACGGCTATGCCGAGCGCGAGGACCCGCCGTCGCGCGTGGTGCCATTCGGCACGCCGGATCCCCGCGTCAATGCACCCCCGAGCGCGGAGCCGCGCAAGACCTCGGTGGGGGTGGACCTCGCCCGAACGGGCTTCCTCGACTACGGCGGCCAGCTCGTGCCGACGGCGAGCGACGCGCTCGGCCGCCTTGCGAGCGCGTTCTTCGCCAAGAGCATCACAGCGGACCCCGATCACCTCGACTCGATCCCGGATGGCCTGCTCTACGGCAAGGCGGTTATCACCGCACTGATCGATGGCTTGATCGACTTCGCGGGTATCGGTGTGGTGAACAAGTTCGCCGAGCACCTGTTGCGGCAGCCCGGCGGTGCGGCACTCGTGGACATCATCGCGCAGCTCACGGACGGAGGTCACGCCGGCAGCGCCTTCGAGGACTTCGCTGGTCGCCAGCTGCGGCTCTTCCTCGCCAAGGGATTGCCAGGAGATCCCGACACGTTCGACGGACTGGAGGACGGGGCACTCTACCGGAAGCAGTTGCCGCAGCTCACGATCGGGATGGCGCTGGTGAGTGCGAACGCGACGTCGGTCACGGTGTTGGTGGTGGCCGTCGATCCGTACGGCGGGCTCCCGGCCCTCACATGGGACCCGACGGCGAGTGTGACGGACAACGGCGACGACACCTTCACGATCGCGCGCAACAGCCCTGGCGGTGGGCCGCGTCGGATCACCTTCACGGCCACGCTCACCAACCGCCTGGACGCGGTCGAGGCGATCGACGTACCCGAGCAGGAGGGATCTGGCCCCGATCTCGACGTGCGCGTGGCGACCGGACCCACGAGCAGCTCAATCACGTGGGGTGGCGACAACGTCGAGCTCTCGATCGACGGCGCCGCGTATGCGACGCCTCCGGCCTCGCCCATCTCCGTCTCGCGCAACGCCGCGGGCGGGGCGTTCAAGGAGTACACCTTCCGCGGCACGGCGAACGGCCAGTCCGTGACCAACATCGTCACGATCCCGCCGCTTGATGCGGACACCGTGACCCCCAACCTGACGGTCGTGCCGGCAACCCCGGGCGCCACCTCGCAGGAGTTCACCGTCACCGGGTCCAATCCGAAGGCGGGGGGAAGTCCGCCGACGCTGAGCGTTCGACCGCGCGGCACGGATGGATCCACGCTCGGGTATGGCGGCCTCACCGCAGGAGTCGAGGTGCCGATCCCGGACGGCGACGTCGTGACGATCAACCGCCCTGCGTCCGGAGCCGCGCCAGCGACGGTGGAGTTCACCGCATCCCTCACCGGGGGTGGGATCGAGCGCATACAGCGTACCGTCCTGCCGCAGGGTTTCGGTCCCTCGCTCGAAGTCTCGCCGACCGAGCTCGCGACGACGGTCAGCATCGCGTGGGACGCCATCGGGGCAGTGGATTACCGCATCGACGGGGGGAGTTGGACCACGCCTCCGGCCTCTCCCTTCTCGGTCAGTCGCAACAGCGCAGGCGGGGACGCGAAGACGGTCGAGATCCGAGCGACGTTGGACTCGCAGGCGATCAGCACCTACGTCATCGTGCGGCCGCAGGACGCGGGGGGGGGCTCAGTGCCCGCCAGCATTCCCGCGTTGTATGTCACCGAGCAGGACAACGCGGCCGACACGATCACCATCGTTTTCGCCGTGGAGAACGCGCCGGGTGGGTATACGCTGGACCTCGCCTGGAGTCGGCGCTCACGCACGTCCGATGACGGGGCCGAGGGGGTGATCACCGGCATCAGCACCACGAGTCCCTATGTCTTCGACACCGACACCCACGACCCAAACGTGGATCTCGTCCCGAAGTTCACCACCGACTACGTCGCGGCCGCCTACACGTTCACGCTCCGCCTCAAGAACGGCAGCACCGTGATCGCCACCGCGACGACGACCTACGACACCTACGCGGTGATCACCGTATGACGACCCCCCAGAGGAGGCATCATGGCCACCGAGAATGATCGCATCGATGATGTCACTGGCGCCTACGTTGGCGATGCGGACCCGCCGGTCCTCGTCTACATCGTCGCCGGTGTGCTGGGCCCCGGACGACCGATCCCGACCGGCGTGCTCTCGCCGTTCCTCGAGCAGCTCTTGCAGAAGCCCGTGCCTCGGATCGAGATGAGCTGGCAGACTTTCGACGCATTTTTCGGACGTTATGCATCCGAGCATCTCGATCAGCTGGCCCCAGCGTTCGCCACCCCGGCGGAACAGCGGGCCGCGACGGCGTGGGTGGCACTCCGGGAGGAGCTCGGGGCCGACTCACTCGAGGACATGGTGGCGAAGGTTCGCGCACTCAAGTCGTCGGAGGGCTGATCGATGGGCTGGATTCTCCCCGCAATTTCCATTGGCGCTGGCCTGCTCGGTGCGAAGAAGCAGAGCGATGCCTCCAAGTCGCAGAACCGTGCGCTCGGCAACCAGCAGCGGATCATCGATGAGATCCTGATGGAGGCGCGCGGCCGCCGGGCGGAGAATGCACCCATGCGCTCGGCCGCCCAGGCGCGCTTCATGGAGCTGCTCGGCCAGGGCGCGCCCGGGTTCGATCCCGGTGCCTTCCGCGACCAGAGCAACCCGTTCCGCGCCAACTTTGGCAACGCTGCCCCCGTGGCAGCACGCGCGGCCTTGCCAGCGCCGACCGCACCGGCCGCGGCCGCTCCCGATCGCGCGCGGATGGACAAGATCCAGCAGGCGCTCGCGGGCATTGCGCAGCTGAAGATTCCGGACGGCGCGAAGATGAAGATCAGCGACAAGCTCCGCAACGCGGCGTCCTTCGCCGGCATGCTCCCGGGCTGAGCGACCGATGCAACAGACGCTCCCTTATCGCCCGATCGACCCGCGGAAGACCACCGCCCCGGCAGGCGCCGCCACGCCTGCCCCGTCGACGACGAGTGTGACGACGACCTCGCAGCCGGTCATCCTTCCGCCCACCGCGGCGCCATCGGCACCCGGTGCACCGACCGTGCAGCCGATCACGGGGGCGGAGAAGCCCGCCCAGGTCCTCCCGCCGGCGCGCGATGTGTTCACGCTCCCGGGGGCGGGATCGTACAGCGCCCAGCCCGCTCCGACGGCGACGCCGCGGCCGCAGATGCAGACGCTCGAGCAGATCATGGCGGGCTTCCAAGGTGGCGGCGCGTCATGGATGCCCCAGGTGAGTGCGGCGGGTCCCGGCTCGAGCCCGATGATGGCCGAGTTGTTGGGGCAAATTCGCGCGCAGCTGGCGAACCCTTCGCCCTGGGACGACGAGGCCTTCAAGGCCACCGAGGCGCAGGTCAAGGAGTCGATCGACGGCCAGTACACGCGCGACAAGCAGGCGCTCGAGGCGCAACTGGCAGAGCGTGGCCTCGGATGGGGCAGCACGGCCGCGAGCGAACTCGGCACGCTGGCGAAGGGGAAGGTCGAGAACTTCAATGCGGCGATGGTGCCGCTCCTGCGCGAGCGCGCGCAGATGATCTCCTCCAACCGCAACGCTGCCACGCAAGCGGGCCTGTCGCTCGCAGGACTCGAGCAGGCTCAGCAGGCGGAAGCAGCACGCGCCGCGAATAGCGCCAGCTCAACAAACGCCCAGATGGCCTTCCAGGCGGCACTCGCCGAGATGGACCGGCAGGGGCGCACCTTCGACCGCTACGAAGACACGCGGCGCTACGACCTCAACTTCGGCGAGGACACACGGCGGTTCGATCTGGGCTTCGGTGAGGACGTGCGGCGCACCAACGAGGACCTCGGCTACCGGGATCGTCAGGAGCTCCGGGGCGAGCGCGGCTATGTCGACAGCCTCCGGACAACGGCGCGCGATCAGGCGATCCAGGAAGCCTTGCTGGCGGAGCAGGTCCGCACGGGTCGCGATGACCAGCTCTACCGGTACCTGAGCCTCGGCCTCGGGCAGGACGACGGGACGATGGATGCCCTTCGCCTCGCCTATGGGGCCTATGGCGATCAGGCCGGCCAATACGGTCAGCAGGCCGGTCAGGCCGGAGGCTGGCTCGGTGACCTCGCCACCAACGCGGGTTACTACCTCGGAGGGCAGCGCACGTGAGTCTGATCGACGCAATCCTCCCGATGGCCGCAGGCTGGTCGCGCGGTGCTGTGCGACGGCGCCAGGACGACGAAGAGCGCGCCGAACGCGAGAAGCGCTTCGGCATGGAGCAGGAGCGTCTCGACCTGGCGAAGGCGGGCGAGGCACGTGCAGCCTCGGCGGCAGAAGAGGCTGCGCGTGTGGCCGCCGAGAATCGTGCCATCCAGATGCACGACGCGGGCTTTCGCGACGCCGCTCCCATTCAGGGGCGGGCGGCGATGGGCGGGCTCGAGCTTTCTTCGGCGCTCTTCGATCCGATCCTCGGCGAGGATCACCGCACGAACCTGCTGAGTCGCGCCTCTGGTGCGCTGGGTGACATCGCCCGGCATCGCGCCGTGCCCGGGGTTGAGGGGAAGCTGCTCGACACCGAAGCCACCCCGGACGCGATGGCGGCCCGTGCGGCGGCAGCGAAGGCGGCGCGTGACGCGGAAGCTGACGACCTCAAGCATCGGCGTACGTTGGAAGAGATCGAGCACCGCGAGCGCATGCAGCGACGGTTCGCCGCACCGCCACAGCCACGCGCGGAGCCGCAGGGCTCGATCATTCAGGCCGAGGACGGATCGTACTGGCGTGTCGTCAACGGCCAACCCGAACCGCTCACTCGCCCGGATGGGTCGCCGCTGCGCGCACCGCCGAAGGGCACAGCCGGTGGAGGCAGTCCTGTTGCCAGCCTGATTGATCAGCTGCGCAATGGTGCGCCGCCGGCCCGAACTCCAGTCAACGGGGATACGGCCCCCGCTCCGGCACTCGACGTTCCGCCGACACCGGCGCAAGCGGCCAAGTATCGCGAGCTCCGAGCGCGTGGTGTGCCCCCGGAGCAGGCGCGCGCCGAGGCGATGCAGGTGCGCTGACGTGACGACCCCGCTCTCGTGGTCCGACTTGGAACGCGACTTCTCCGCTCCGGCGTCATCGTGGGATGACCTCGAGGCGGAGTTCGCGCCTCCTCCCTCCCCGCCACGCCGCGGCGTGGTGCGCGACGTGCTCGGCGGTGTCGGCCGGGGCCTCGCGCGCTCGGGATACCGGACGGCCATCGGTCTCGCCGATCTCGTCGGCGCCGATGGCACCGCGGATCGCCTGCGCACCAGCCGCGACGAGGCCGATGCCTTCTACCGCGACAGCGAGACCACTGCCGGGAAGGTGGCTGCGGGTGCGGCCGGATTCGCTGGCGACGCCGCGCAGTTCGCCACGCCTGGTGGTCTGCTGAACCGCATCGCCAAGCTGCCCGCCTTCGCGAAGTCGCTCCCAGGACTTGCCAAGGTCGCCGCACCAGCGACGGCAAAGGGTCGGGTCGCGCGCGATTTGGTCCTCAATGCACCAGTCAATCTCGCGGCCGGTATCCAGCGCGAGGAGTCCGCCGCAGGGAACTTCGCGGAGCTCCTCGATAGTGATCGCCTGCGCGCGGTGGCCGACAATACCGGCGGCCGACTCGCCTTCGAGCTCGCGCTTGACGCTGGCGCGGGCGGCTTGGTGGAGGCGGCAGCGGGCGCGCTGGCCAAGCGCGGTGCGAAGCGCGCCGGAGCTCGTGCAGATGCACTGCGTGAGGATGTGCTCACGGGTGAGCGTGCGCGAGTGGATGGCATGCGTGAGCAGACGCCCGCGATCCGAGGCGGCATGGATCGCCTCGACGCCGCCGAGTCCACCGCGAAGGCCAGTGCGGCGAGTGACGAGCGGCTCTCCGATCAGGTGGCTGCCGTGCTCGCTCGACGCGATGCCGTGCGCGAAGCAGCGCAGGCCAAGAGCCGCGAGACGTTCGACCTCGCGAAGGCGCACGACGAGGAGCTGCTGCGCGCCGCCCGCACGGCGAAGGATCCCGACGAGCTGCGATATCCGATGACGAACTCAGTGCGCGATGCTCTCGCGCGGTTTCAGCAGGACGTCGGCAAGGCCGCACAGCGTCGCGCGCCAGCCCCTGAGGTCGAGGCACCCCGCGCGCCGGAACCGACTCCGATTGCGGACCCGTTCCCGCGCAGCTCGCCCGATCGTCGGACGATCTCGCGCACAGAGTTCGGGCCGGTGGATACACCAGAGGCCATGACCGCGGCACGCGATCGCGCGCGCGACTACTTGATGACCCTACGCGGAAAGGCCTTCACCAATCAGGCGACGGGCCTCAAGGCCGAGATCCGGAAGTCGGCGATAGGAAAGGCGCGGCATCACAGCAGCACACCCGAGAAGGTGGCCGCGATGCGGGTCCTCGACGAGCTGATCGAGGACGCCGAGCCCGTGATGCTGGATGTTCCTCCTCGCGGGAAGGGGTCGACGACGAACGTCGAGGCGTACCACTACTTCACCGCTGATGCGGTGGTTGATGGTAAGCCGCAGCAGTTCCGCCTGACACTGACCGAGGAGCGAGCGCCGAAGGGCGCACAGGCCCGACGCGTGTTCTACTGGGACCTGGACATCAACGACCCCAGCAAGTCCTCGAAGGGCTCACTGGGGCCGGCCCCGACGGCTCCCGTCACCGATCCGGCTGTGGATCTGCCGGGGGTCCCTGGAGTTACGCGTCAGGTTGATGGGCCGACTTCCCGGGTGGCCGATCCGGCATCTGTTCGGCCGGGGGCGCCCGCGACGAGCCGACCTCTCGGTGAGACGACTTCCCTGGACGTCGATCCGGCAAGAGGGCCGGGGAGGCCAGCGACGAGCCGTTCACCTGACGAAACGATAGGGTCCGGACCCGGTGCCGTCAATGCGGCCGATCTGATGTTCCCGGACGTGCAGCCCGTGCGCGAGGTGCGGCGTGCGGGACGCGTCTCGTGGGAGGGCGGCGACGCGAAGTTTCGGCGCACCGGCACCGAGGAATTGGAGGCGATGCACCGGCGCCTGGCCGACGAGTATCAGGCGCTCGCGCTCGAGGAGCAGAACTCGATCACGCCATGGACCCGGTACGACGACGACGTTGCCGAGCAGCGGAGCGGGATCGCGAAGGGCGCACGCTTTGGGCGCGCGAAGGCGGGCGCCAATCAGGTGTACCGGCAGCTCGAACGCGTCGAAGCGGAGCTGGCTGGGCGCTACAATGCGCTCGATCCGGACGAGATCGGCCGTCGGCCGACCTATGCCTTTGGCGAGAGTGGTGGGCCGTACACGCGCGAACTCCCGCCCCCGCCCGAGGGCACGGAGGATCTGCTGTTCGGTGGCCTGCCGACACCGCTCCCGGCCGCCGCCGTACGTGCAGCCTCCGACAACCTGCTCGGTGGTGCGGCCGGTGCAACGGCGGGTATGGTCGCCGACGAGGAGAACCCGCTCCGTGGGGCCGCGACCGGGTTCACCGCCGGCGCGTTGGGACAGGCGGGGCTCAAGGCACTGCTCCATCGCGCGGACGCTGCTGGTCAACTGGTGCGTCGACCCGCCGATCGCGGAGCTGCCGTCGCTGCCCCGGCGCGCACCTACGAGCTGCCGCCGAGTCGCTGGCAACCGCCGTCGGAGACTCCGGCCGCGCCAACGCCGACGTCCGGCGCCGTCGATCCCGCCGACGTGGATGCGGACGAGTTCTTCAACTTTCGCCGCGCGATGCTCGACCCAAGTGGTGAGGCGGTCCTGCGCGAGGAAGTGCAGCGCGTGGCCGCGACTCAGGGTCTTGCACCGAAGGGGCGCGAGACGCATGCGACGGTGATCGCGCGCTCGCTTGGCATCGACCCGGAGGACATCGCCCCGCAGGCCGGGGAGCGCCTCGGCCGCGACAAGTTGCTCGCGGTGCGGAATCGCATCGTGACGAATGCGGACGCCATCGCGGAGGGCCGCAAGCGACTCGATGATCGCACCCTCGCGCCGGACCAGCGAGCGATCGTCGAGCGCGGCGTGCAGGCGCTGGAGCGGCAGCAGGAGCACTACCTCGGGATGTTCATCCGGCAGCGCTCCGAGGCAGGACGGGATCTGGCCGCGTTGCGCATCCTCGCGGCGCGCACCACGGATCCTGCGGTGTGGCTCTCACGTGCGATGGAGACGGCCGGAAGGCCGCTCACCAGCGACGAGCATCTGGCGATCACGCGCCTCGCCAACGAGGGGAAGGCGGAGGCCCTCGCGCGCCAGGTGGCCGCGATGCGGGAGGCCACCCTCGCCGAGAAGGGCACGACGCTACTCAAGGCCGCCCTCCTGACGGCGCCGAAGACGCACTTGGCGAACCTCGTGGGCAACACCTCGATGGCCATGCTGGAGACGGCCAAGGATGCGCCCGCGATGCTCGTCGACCGGATGTTGATCCGACTTGCGCAGGTCGTGAGCAAGGGGCGTGTCACTGGACAAGCGACGAAGCACTTCGACCCTGCCGCTCAGGTCCGCGCCTCAGTCGCGGGCGCGAAGCGTGGGCTCGAGGAGGCGCGTGCCGTGATGCAAGGCGTGCCGATCGAGGGTGCGCTCCAGAAGTACGACTTCTCGCGCGAGACCAATTTCGACAACGCCATTCTCGACGGGTTCACGAAGACCGTCTTCCGCGCGCTCCAGGCGGGTGACCGGATCTTCTATGGCGCCGCGTTCCAGCGCTCCCTCACCGAGCAGGCGACGCTCCTTGCCAAGCGAGAGGGGCTCGCCGGTGACGCACTCGCCGCGCGCGTGGCGGACCTCTCTGACCTGCGCCAAGGCGCGAAGTCCGTCACCGATGACATGGTGCTCCAGGCAATGGCCGACGCGGAGGTCGCCACGTTCACGAACCGCGGGCTCCTCGCGGACCTCGGGTCACGCGCGAAGGGGGTCCTCTCTGACCGTGGTGGGTCGACTGGGCGCGTAGTGGGCGAGGTCCTCATGCCCTTCGTCCGGACACCCGCGAACGTGGTCAGTCGCACGGTCGAGTACTCACCGCTCGGGGCGCTGGGCACGATCCCGGATGTCTGGCGGTTGGTCGAGAAGGCCATGCAGGGCGCTCCAGCGCTGGCCGAGCAGCGTCGCATTGCCGATCGCCTCGGGCGGTCGGTCGTCGGCTCCAGCACCGCCATTGTCGCAGGGGCGATGCTCGCCTCGAAGGACCGGATGACCGGCACCTTCCCGACCGATCAGCGCACGCGTGACCAGTGGGCCGCCGAGGGCAAGATCCCCAACGCGGTCCGACTCGGCGATCGGTGGTACTCCATGGAGCGGATCAGCCCGCTCGGCAACCTGATGGCGATCGGGGCGTCGCTGGTGCACCACCTGCGCGAGAACCTCGATCCGTTGCGAGAGGAGCTCGACCCGCTCGACCCGACCGCGGCCGCCGGACTCGCCGGTGTGCAGGCGGTTGGCGACATCGGCAAGTATGCGATGGAGCAATCGTTCCTCCAGGGCGTGAATCGTTCGCTCGATGCGGTGCGCGACCCCTCGCGTGGTGCGATGTCGTTCGTCGAGAACGTGGCCGGCATGACCGTTCCATCGGTGGTCGGCGCCGTCGCGCGCGCGGTGGATCCAGTGCAGCGGGAGACGGAAGGCGTGGTGGACGCCGTGACGGCCCGCATCCCGGGCCTCTCGAAGACGCTGCCGGCGAAGATTGATCGCTTCGGCGAACCGATCACACGCGACGGTGGCGCGACCGCTGCGCTCCTGGACTTCACCAACAGTCGTCGCGATCGGACGGCCGACGACCCGATCGCCGCGGAGTTGCAGCGGCTGGGCGTCACGATCACGCGCCGCAAGCGTCAGGGCGACGAATCACCGCAACAGTTCGAGCGGCGCCTGCGTGAGGAGGGCCAGATCCTTCGCGCGGTCGTCGAGGCCTCCGTATCGTCACCGGAGTACGCGGATCTTCCGGCACAGCTCGATGCCGGACTCGACGCCGACCCCCGTCTGGCCAGTGAGTATCCGCCGGGATCGGCCGCGCGGCGGCGCCTGGTCGAGGAGTTGCAACGCACCCAGATCGAGGACGCGGTCAAGGCCGCGCGGAGTCACTTCACCCGGCTCGGTCTCGGCCGAGCGGAGGTCAGTCCGTGATGCAGGACCTTTCCACGTTGCAGGTGTTGGTCACCATCATCCTCCCCGCGCTTACCGCTGGTGCGGCATGGGGCGGCGTGAAGGCCGCCCTCAACGGCACGCGTGCCACGGTCAAGCGCATCGAGACGAAGATCGATGCCCACCACGCCGACGTGCAGGCGCGGTTCATCCGCGTCGAAGACGACGTGGCCGACGTCCGCGAGCGGATGGTGCGCGTGGAGACGAAGGTCGGATGACCCCGCGCAGACTTCTTTTCCGGCTGCTCTTCGTCGAACGGAGCGACGGCACGATCGAGCTCGATCTCGGGTGGGCCATCCTCGCGGTCGCGTTCCTCAACGGCATCGTCGCCTTCGATCTCGCGGCCGCCGGTATCTGGACCATCTCGGTCGCGGCCTGGTCGTGGTACGGCTCGCTGACCGGCCTCGCCTTCATCGCGGGAGCCACGATCTCTCGCGCGCGACTGCTCGCTGAGAGTCGTATGGTCGGCGAGGTGAGTCGCGGCGTGGCCGCGTCCGCACCGTCCCTGCCCTTCACCTCCCCGCTGCGCTACAGGGAGATCCGTGACCCAGACGATCTCTAGGCGCGGACTCGATCGCCTGGTCGAGCTCGAGGCACTGCGGCTGATGATGTACCGCGACCAAGGCGGCTATCCGACGATCGGCGTCGGGCATCTGCTGACCGAAGAGGAGCTGCGGACGGGCCAGCTTCGGATCGGCGAGGAGGTCGTGGCGTGGCGCGAGCGCGGCCTGACGGAGGATCAGGCCATGCGGCTGCTCGATCAGGATCTCGATTGGGCCGAGGCAGCGGTGCGCAAGCTGGTGACGGTGCCGCTCACCCAACACCAATTCGACGCGCTGGTGTCGTTCGTCTTCAACGTCGGGCCGGGCTCACCCGACCCCAGCAAGCCGGGAGGGTTCTACCGAAGCACCCTCCGGCGCTTGCTCAACGCCGGCGACTACGCTGCGGTCCCGGGCCAGATGCGCCGCTGGGTCTACACCGGCCAGCCGCCAATCCGATCGCGCGGGCTCGCGAATCGACGCGAGGGGGAGATCGCCCTGTGGCGCGACGCCGCATAGGTCCGCGGCTGATGGGCGGGGTCCTGGCGCTGGCGGTAGTCCTCGCGGCCGTCCAGGTGGTTCGGCTCTGGCGCGTGCTCGGAGAGGTCGAGCGCTCGGCGCGGCTCGGCCAGGCGCTGATCGCTGCCACCCTACCCGCCGCCGATTCCCTGCTCGAGGTGGTGGCCGCCCGCGCGGATACGATCAGGCGGCTGACTCATGTCCGAGACTCGCTCCTGGATGTACTTGAGCAGCGGTTGGTGGCAATCCCGCCACGCCCTGCCGGTCCGATCCCAACGGGCTGCGGCGAATGGGTCGCGCGCGCCGACAGCCTCGCTGGCGCCCTCACGACCGCACGGACGGCGCTCGATACCGGGACTGCCGTTCTCGGCAGCCAGCGGGCCAGCTTGCGCGATCTCGCTGCGGTTGCAGACACCCTTCGGCCAGCACTCGTTGCGGCCTCGGATGCCTTCGGAGACATCGCGGAATCGGCCGAGCGAGCGGCTTCCCTCCGGGGTGCCGATGCACCGCGCGTGGCGGTCTTCGGGGAAGCCAGCGTCGGTGCCGGTGGGGTGCGCGCCGAGGCAGGTCTCGCGCTCCGGGAATGGTTCGTGAGCGTCGAAGAAGGACCCACCGGCCGAGCCCTCCGTCTCGGCGTCCGAAAGTCCCTCCGCCTCTTCTGACCAGGTGGCAGATCTGCCACTTCCCCGCCTCGCCACCTGTTGTTGCCCGAAATCCCGAGCCCTAACCTCCGCGGGTCCGTCCCCGGTGGCCCTCTTGCGGGATTGCCAATCCGGGGTAGAATCACCGAACAGAAACCGAAATCGAGGGCAGCGATGCGGCAGCGGCGTGGGCAGGCCTACCAGGTCAGGACGCTGGGGCGATGGACCAAGCAGTGGGGTGCCAAGCGGGGGGACTTCATCGTGGACACCGGGCCAGATGATCCGGCCGTGGCGCCTGAGCGGCGGTTCATTCTGGTGCGGCCGCTCGGGATCGGGGCGGCCACCGGGGCGCTCCTGCACGAAATAGCCGACGGGCACATTGAGCTCGTAGAGTCGATGGACCCGCCGGCGGAGGGGGGGCTGCGAGTGATCAGGGTGGAGGGGGCGTAACGGTTGGTCGCTGGGAGTAGTCACTCAGCTGGTGACGGGACTCGCACCGTGATCGCGGTGTGCGCGCCTCCGCTGAGGCGGCCGAGCAGATGCATCACGCGCAGGTCGTCGAGCCCGACGACGTGTGAGATCGAGGCGTAGGGGATCATGTACTCACCCGGCTCCTTGTTCTTCACCTCGTCGTTGATGTACCGCTCGATCGCTTCGGCATCATCGTTGTATCGCGCGCGTTCGGCCTTGGCGCGGGCCGACTGCCCGCGCTTCGGACTCCGCGGCACTCGGACCGGGTAAGTCACGGTCATGGGGTCATCGGCCTCAATGGTTTCCTCGCCAAGGGACTTGCCGAATCGGCTCCTAGCCGCTGAAAATTGAGGCACACCCTCATGGAGGCAACCCCAATGCGATATGTCCCGATCGCCGCAGTGCTGCTCGCCTTGGCGGCTTGCGGCGGCGACAGCCCCAGCGGACCCAGCAATCCCTATCCGAACGTGGCCGGCAGCTACCAAGGTGGCACCGCGATGGCGTTCAAGAACTCTGTCGAAAATCTCGCGGAGGCGGTGGGAATCACGGTCACCCTTGGGAGCACTACATCCAGCGGTGCCTTCACCGGCAGCTACGTCGTGGCGAACGGCGGTGGTAGCGGCACCATCGCCGGCGTCATCCGGACCGACGGGGGAATCACGATCACACAGTGGGGTGACCCTACCGCGTCTCCGGCCCAGAGCTACGCAGTGCTCGCGAACCTCTTCAACTGGTGCAATGTCGCGCTTGCCGGTGCAACGGGCTTTTCGGGGTCACTCAGCAACGGGCAGCTCCAGTTGACCGGGAATCTCCTCATGCCATGCAACTACACCCAGGGTGGGCAGGCATTCAGCGTCCCGACAACGATCACCTGGGCGATCTCGGTTACACGGTAATGCTGTCGGGCGGGGTGAGCCGGTAGCACCACCAGCTCACCCCGCCTTCCTCCCCTTCTTGGTCTGCGGCTTGTCGAGGATCTCGGTGACGACGTCCACCGCGTCACGCACGCGGCGCAGCTGGTCTGGGTCGGGCGCCGGCGTGCTCCACGCCTTCTTCGCCACTGCTACAGCCTTCTCGATCTCCCCAGCCATCATCGCCAACGCAGCCCGCCCGCCTGCCTGGTAGGCCATTGAGCCGACGACGTCGGCCTTGTCCACCGTCTGTTGCACGGCCGCGTCAGGGCTGCCTTGGCCTGTGATGACCCAATGGCCGTTCAATCCGAAGACGACCGTGAGTGTCTGGATTCCTGCCGGATCCGGACTCCGGTCACCTGACCACCACCGGCTGACCGTAGGCGCAGGCAAGCCTGTGGCGCGAACGACATCGCCCACCCCGAGACCTAACCCGTTCTCAAGGTGTGACTTAAGTCGTTGCCATATGTCGGTCTTAGCCGACGTGCGAGCCATCCGGATTCCCCCGGCAAGCACCCCCTTGCGGGGACACTTTACCTTTGGTACTTTACCTATGTCACACGCCGAGACACGGCGCGAACCACAACCCACGAAAGGTACAACACGATGGCCGCAACCGCAGAGGCCGAGGCGCCCGAGACGCAGGGTTCACGCCGCGTCCGCCCGTACCCGGTCCCCCTCACCGAGGCCATGCGCGCTGACCTCCACCGCCGGGCCGGAGCGGCGACGGTGGAAGCGGGCGCGCGGGTCACCGTCGCGGACGTGATCCACCAGGCCCTCTGGCCCGACGGTCCGCCCACGAGCTGACACCCAATGAAACACCCCCGCGCTGTATCGAGCAGCCGGGGGCACGGTCGCCGGGGATGAAGCCCACGGAGCCGACGACCCTTCCATCCTACGTGGGCACGCGAGGAAAGTCCAGATGACGTCACCCGCAGTGCACCCCGCCTACGCGCCCCTCGGGCGTGCCGTCCGGCGGCTCCCCCTCGACAGCGATCGCCGCGCCTTCCTTGGTGCCAGCGAGATCGCCGCCGTCCTCGGCCTCTCCAAGTACGCCACTCCGCTGGTGGTGCACCTCCGCAAGCGCGGCGAGGTCCCGGAGTTCGAGGGTTCCGCCTTCACCGAATGGGGTACCCGGCTTGAGGACGCCGTCCGTCGGGCCTACGTCGAGAAGATTGCCGCGCCCGGCGGCCTCGATGTCGTGCCGGGCTCGGTGGTCGGCCGCATTCAGCATCCGTCCATCGACTGGCAGGTCTGCTCTCCCGACGGGATGGTCCATCTCGCCAGCGCGAATGGCGAGAACCCGGCCTCCTGGCTCTATGGCCTCGAGTGCAAGACGGCCGATCGCGCGGTCGCGCACCTCTGGGGCGAGGACGGCACCGATCAGGTGCCTGACGCCTACGCCCTGCAATGCCACTATGCGATGCATGTCACCGGGCTCGATCGGTGGGACGTCGCGGTCCTGATCGGTGGCAACGACTTCCGCACGTACACGCTCCGTCGTGATCAGGAACTGCTCGACACCTTCCTTCCCGAGCTCGGCGTCTTCTGGCTCGGCGTCGAGGCAGGTATCCGTCCGGAGCCGATGGCGGCAGACAACGCGCTGATCGGGAAGATGCTCCGGCAGGCGCGTGAGGACCTGCTCGAGAACGATCCGGACGTCAACGACCTCGCCGTCGCCCTCGTCCAGGCGCGCGCCGATCTGGCCGTCGCGCAGGAGCAGGCGGACGAGATCGAAGCACGCATCAAGGCGCGGATCGGTGAACGGGCCGGCGCCGTCGGGCCGTGGGGCAAGATCTCGTGGAAGCAGAACCGCGAGGGGCAGGCGACCGACTGGAAGGCCGTGGCGAAGGAAGCCGGCGCGACTGCCGAGCTGATCGCCGCGCACACCACGATCAAGGCCGGTTCGCGGCCGTTCCGGTTCACGGCTGCGCAGGGTGGTGCCGCATGACCGGCACCGCCATGGAGCACCTCGGCGAGGACACCGAGCTTGCGCCGAGCGGCGAGACGGCGGTGACGGCGGCCGCGGCGCAAGCTCGTGCCGCCGTGCAGGCCCGCTACCAGATGGCGCTCTTCCGGCCGCGCAACATCGACACCGTGCGTGTGCGACTGATGCAGGCCGCGAAGCGTCCGGGGTTCGCCTCGACGGCGCGCTACGCGAAGCCGGTCGGCAACGGGCGCGTGGTCGGTGCGTCGATCCGCTTCGCCGAGGAGGCGGGCCGCGCACTCGGCAACCTGCTCGTCGAGACGCCGACGCTCTTCGACGACGAGACGCGGCGCGTCGTGCGCGTCACCGTCACGGACCTCGAGAGCAACCTCTCCTACTCGGCCGACATCGCCCTGCAGAAGGTCGTCGAGCGGAAGAGTCTGCGGCGCGGGCAGGTGGCCATCTCCTCGCGGACCAACAGCCAGGGTGAGGTCACGTACCTGGTCGAAGCTACCGAGGACGAGATCCTCACGAAGCAGCAGGCGGCGATCTCGAAGCACATCCGGAATGGCATCCTGCGCATCCTCCCGGCGGACATCCTGGAGGAGGCGATGGAGCAGGTCGTCGCCACGCTCCGGGACGAGGACGCCAAGGACCCGACCACCGCACGCAAGAAGCTGGTTGATGCGTTCTTCGCGCAGGGGGTCGGGCCGGATCAGATCGTGGAGTACCTCGGCCACCCGCTCGACCAGATGACGCAGCCAGAACTCCTCGAGCTCCGCACCGTGTACGCCGCGCTCAAGGACGGCGAGGCGCGGTGGGTCGAGATCATGGAGGCGAAGCACGGCGAGGGCGCTGCCACCACGAAGAGCGCGCGCGGCACGTCGGGACTCAAGGAGCGCGTCGCGAAGAAGGTGCAGCAGGCAGAGACGGAGAAGCCGGCGCCGTCCTCGACCGACGCCGCGTCCTTCGCGCAGGTCCCCGAAGCGTTGCAGCCGACCGACGAGGACCTCGAGCTCGATCGTCAGCTCGCGGCCGAGGACGGTGACGCCCCGTGACCACCGCGACCGGCAACCTCCCCCGGTTCCTGCACGACACCCTGCCCGAGGCGCACGCGGAGGTGGTCGATCGCCGTGCGCGTCTCGCGGCCGACCTCGCGAAGACCGACGAATACCTGGCGTTCCTGCGTCGGGTCGCGCTCGCGGCCGGGGTGGATCTCGAAGCGCCCGCACCGCCACCGGAAGGGGCGACCCCGTGACCCAGACCATCTATGTCACGTGCCCCGCCGGCGCCCCGCACCAGTGGATCGGCGTCATCCGCCCGGGAGGTCCTCGTGCTGACCGCGCGTGACGTTCGCTTCCTCGGCGCGTGCATGATCCGCGCGCACCGACCGGAGTATTCGGTCGACCTCTGCTTCGCGCTCGCGGACGACCTGCAACGGGCCGGGGCCCGTGACCATTTCCCCGATCAACACATCACTCCCGCCGCCGGTCCGGAATCGTGGCCAGCGGTCTCTCCCATCATGCGCCCCCGGGGCGCGGAGGCTGGATCATGACCACGAAGGAATCCTCGCCTGAGGCGAACGCCGAACAGTCGCCCATCACGGATCTGGAGTTCGAGGTGCTGGACACGTTGGACCGTGGGTACGACGAGCTGCTGATCGCGATCGAAGAGTACGAGACCAAGGTGGCCGACGAGCAGCGCCAGCCGGACGGCGCCGAGGCAATCGGGCTCACGTATCGGGATGCGCAAACGATGCAGGGGATTGCGCGCGGTCTCGAGACGCGGGTCCGTCGTCTCGGTGAGCGGTACCGCGAGGATCTGATCGATGCGCGTGAGGAGGCGTCGCGTCGGGCGCAGGAGCCCTTCACGGGCAAGGAGCGCGCGATGCTCCGGGTCGCCATCACCAACTATGGCGAGATGCTCACCAAGGGGGCCAAGCGCCTCCAGGACATGAGCCGCGACGCCGAAGCGCGCGCCCTGCTGGGTGACGCGGCGGTCCTGCTTGAGCGCATCCGCCCGCTCTTCGCCGAGCAGCACGAGCTCAAGACGGAGCATGGTCCGCTCTTCGCCGGCGGCGTGGCGCGGGTGACCGATGCCGAGGATCCGGCGGGCGAGTCCACCGAAGACGAGGACGACGAGGAATGAATCCGGGAGGCACCAAGGAGACGCTCCTCCCGGTGGTCGGCGGTCCGCTGCACAACACCGAGACCGTCGACCGTGGCGACGAATGGAGCCGTGAGATCGGCGGTACTCGGTACGTCTATGGCCGCGCGACCGTGACGGTCGAGGCACCCTGCGTCTTTCGCGGGGTGCGCTCGGTCTTCCGGACCCGCGAGTCCGGCTATCGACTGGTGCGGACGGAGCGCGTGGCCACGGAAGGAGCGATCCGATGACGGTCCGTGCGATGGTCCTGAGCGGCGGGGGTGTGAAGGGTGCCTTCCAAGTCGGCGCCCTCCGCCGCGCCTTCGACGATCACCCCGATCTGCATGGGGATGCGTGGTTCGGCGTCTCGACTGGCAACCTCACGGCGGCGCTGTGTGCCCAGAGCCGGACCCGGGGCGGGCAGTACCGACTCCTCGGGCGCGCCACGAAGATCTATGCACGCATCCAGGGGAATGGAGACATCTACCGCGGCTCGCGCTGGTGGCCCGCGATGGCGTGGCGCGCCGTCCGAGGCGCAGCCCTGTTCGATCCCGCGCCGCTGGACGCCCTGATCCGCCAGCACATCGACCCGATGCGCCTCGCGGCCGGCGCACACTTCTCGTGCGGCACCGTCGAGCTGGAGTCGGGAGAGTACGCGCGCTTCGACGGGAGCAGCCGGTACGTGCACGCCGCGATCCTCGCGAGCGCGAGCATGCCGGTGTACTTCCCGCCGGTACCGATCGCCGGGTGGCACTACATCGACGGTGGGCTGCGCGACCAGACCCCACTCAAGGAGGCGGTCACCTGGCTGAAGGATCACCCGGACCCTGAGAAGGAGCTCTGGGTCTACCTCGCGTCACCGTTGACGCTCGCACCAGCGAGGGGGCCATGGCGCCGCACGCTGGATGTCGCCAAGCGCTCGTTGGCGATCACGCTCAACGAGGTCTACCAGGAGGACCTCGCGAGCCTGCGCGCAAAGAATCACCGCCCTGGCTACGCGACGATCCGGTCCACGGTCGTCGCCCCACCCGAAGACTTCGGCGACGCGCTCGACTTCACGCGCGAGAAGATCCAGCGGATGCTGGATCTGGGCTACGCGACACCGACGAGTGTGCCCCATGTCTGACGATACGACGCAGGAGCTGCCGGTCTTCCGAGAGATTCGGACGCTGGTCGCAGAGCACAAGCGGGTGCATGGCATCGCCCCCGTCGAAGTGCGCCCGACGGCGCGGCGGAGCGAGCTGATGATCGATGGGCGCGGGGTGCTCTACGTCCCGCGCGTGGTGCTGCACGAGTGCACCGGCACGCTGGAGCCTTCGACCTTCCTCGGCCTCCCAGTCATTGCGGCCGACGCACCACCGGAGGCCGACGATGCGGATTAGCTGGGTCTGGTGGGTCGTCTTCACCTTCGTGGCCGGTTGCGCGATCGGGCGCTTGCTCCGCTGGGTGCTCGACGGGGTCATCAACTGGGACGGCATGGTCGCACTCGACGAGACCGACCCCGAGCAGGTGGATCAGCCAGGAGGCCGCGATGCGTAGCACTGTGAGCTACACCGTGCGCCCGATCTCCGAGTGGCCGCAGGGGATGCCGGAGCATCCCACGCATTCGCCGTTCAAGGCCAACTACTCGCAGAGCGAGGACCTGCTGCTGCGCGAGCTGGCTCACCTCAACGCGAAGAACGTGGTGCTCGAGATCGACGTCCGCTCGCAGGACCTCCGGCTCGATGGAACGCTCCGGGCGAACGCGAAGTCGCAGGGCCGGCGCGTTGTCCTCTACGCCGACACGGTGCACGGCCCGCTGATGATGCCGTGCGGCACTTACACCTCATGGCAGGACAACATCCGTGCGATCGCGCTCTCACTCGAAGCGCTGCGAAAGGTCGATCGCTACGGCTGCTCGGTTCGTGGAGAGCAGTACCGCGGGTGGACGGCGATCCCGGCGAGCACGTCGATGACAACCAAGGTGGAAGCTGCGTGGCGCCTGCTGATCGACATCGCAACCGGCGAACCTGACTACGAGATGGCGCGCGAGCACCGCACGCGGGCGAACCTCGATCTGTACTACCGGGAGGCCGCGAAGGTCGCGCACCCCGATGTCGGTGGTACCGAGGAGCGCATGGCCGCGGTCAATCGCGCGCGCGAGACAATCCTGATTGACCTGGGGGGACGAGATGGATGAGTTGACGATGGAAGAGGTGCGGGAGTACGCGGGGCTGCCGACCGACAGCTCGAAGATCATCCTCTCGCGTGAGCCGGTGTCGGTTTGGAAGCGGCACCTCAAGGCAGTCGCGCTCGCACGCCGCGTGCTGGAGCTGGATGCCGCCAAGAACGCCGCCTACACCGAGCGCAACGCGTTGGTCGCAGCGCTCTCGAAGATGTTCCCCGCCTCGCTTGAGCGTCACCCTGCCGAGGAGGAATGGGAGGACGACTGGCGGTGGATCGTGTTCATCGACCTACCGACGGGGCAGGCGACTTGGCACATACACGACAGCGAGCTACCGAACTTCGCGCACTTGCCACGGGAGGCGGGGCGCAAGTGGGACGGACATCCCACTGCTGAGAAGTACGCCCGCCTCGCCGCACTCACCGGGGAGGGGTGATGACGATTTTGGCCCTTTATTTGGTCATCGGCCTGTCCTGCTACGTCGGCGTCCTGATGGTTGTGGTGGGGGAGTTCGACGAAGCCGAGCCGGGACTCGGCGGGTTGGTTCTCGTCGTGGCGTTCTGGCCGCTACTGGTTGGGTTCGCCGCCTTCAAGTTCTGGCAGGAACGGCGCGAGCATCCCACCCCCACCTCCGAGACGAGCGATGCCTAAGCGCTGCTCCGCCGTACGTGGCGATCTGCTCGTGGAGCTGCGCGCGCGTGGCGTAGACGCGCTGATCACGCGCCGTGAGCTGGCGGCTCTCGCGGGCTGTGGGCTGTCGGCGATGCATTCGTGGTTCGCGCGGCACGCTGCCGGACTCCAGCCGGCCAACGTCCCTGGCAGTGCACACGCCTACCGTGTGGGTGACCTGCTCGCCGTCATGGCCCCCTCACGCGCGGATGCCGCCTGATGCCGAGCCGTTCGGGATCGGGCCGTGGCACGCTGGAGCTCCGCCGGGTGTTCGGTGGGCGCATCCGCATTCGCGTCGCGTCGGGCACGCGCGAGCTGCGGCGCTTCCACCAGCTCGATGCGATGCTACTCGACCTCTGGGAGAGCGGACACGCCGACATACTGGAGGCGATCCGCGACGGCGTACTCACACCGCTGGAGGTCTTTCCGTACTGGCGTCGCCGCGAGGTGCATCGACTCCCGTCGGCCGAGCTGCTCGTGCCATTGGACGAGGCATGGCGATCGTGGCTCGAGGGCGTCACTGGGGAGGCTCACCGCCGTGCTGCCCGTCGGACGCTCGCGCTGCTGCTCACCGTGGCACCCGCTCCAGTGCTTGTCGCGCATCTGGCTACCGCACTGCTTGCGCTGCGGAAGAGCTATGCCCATCACCCTCGCACCGTGAACCTCGCGCGCGCGCACGCCCAGGCGTTCGTCCGCGACACGCTCACGCGCGCCCATCGCCTGTACGTCGAGGTGCAAGCCGTCCCCACGCTCACCGTGCGGCGCTCGGCGTCCATCAGCGCACCGCGGCCGACCGAGGTGGCCACGTGGGCGGGGATGCTGCCCCCGGCGCGTGCGGCCGAGCTCTGGTCCATGTACCTGACGGGGATGGGCCGAAAGGAATACTGGGAGGATGGCTTCGTCGTGCACGCGGACCGCGTCGAGATCCGCGGCTTGAAGCGTCGGGGGCGGCACCGCGTCGTACCACTGGTGGGCGCGCCCGTGCCGCCGGGCCTGTCGGTGAAGCGCTGGTCCGAGACGATCCGCGCCGTGATCGACGCACCGAACTGCACGCCCCACGGACTCCGGCGGGGTTTCGCGCACCTCTGCGAGCTCGCGCGGATTCCGCCGAGTCGGATCCGCCTCTACCTCGGTCACGGGATGCGCAGCGTGACCGACCTCTACACCTCACACGAGATTGACCCGTACCTGCCCGGCGATCGGGCCGCGTTGCGGGACACCCTGGCTGGCTTCGGGATTCACCCCGGAAAGGCGGACTGAGATGGCACGGACCGACGGACCAAACGACGGACGCCGCCCGGTGAAGGCGGCGTCGCGTGCGGCTAACTCATTGACTCGTAAGAGCTCCCGAGACAGGACTCGAACCTGTGACCCGCTGATTAACAGTCAGCTGCTCTACCAACTGAGCTACTCGGGAATGTCGCCACCCGGAATCCTTGGGTGACAGCCAAGCAAAATAGGGTATGCACAATGCCCTCGGCAAGGGGCATTGATCACTACTCATTCCAGACCACCGCCCCCCGCCCAAACCTT